TATCCTGCAGCGTTTACACGTTTACCAGCCGCAATGGTTACAACAAGAGACCAATCAGGGTTACCTGCAGGCGTATGGTTTGCGCCATCTAAGTCAGTGTATTTTAATGGCGGTCACATTAACCCTGAAGATTTAGTGCAGTTCTTAAACGGTCAACCCGGCATTGTGTTTTCATCTGCAAAAGCAATTGCGACATCTATCAAACTTGAGGATGCACGGTTTCGCAATGCGTCTAGTGCAATTCCAGCAGGCGTATTGCAAGTGCAGGCTGGATCAGAGCCACTTTCATCAACCGAACTTGCAGACCTAGCAGCCTCATTTAATGCGGCCAGAGCGACCAATCAAACGGCAGCGCTCTCACCAGAGGTGCACTACATCGAGACAGCAACCTCACCAGACAAGATGCTGCTCATTGACTCAGCAGAATTTCAAGCAATGGAGATGTCACGAGTTTGCGGCGTACCTGCGTATTTACTAAATTTATCGGTGGGAAGTTACGCCTATACCAACAGTGTTGAGGCACGCCAAGACCTATGGACATTTGGTTGCAAACAAATAGCCGAGTGCATCACACAAACATTGTCAGCCAACAACATTTTGCCAAACAATACTTGCGTTGAGTTTGATATTGAGGATTTTTTAGATGGCGATCTGATGGAAAAAGAAGAAATTGAAGAGATGCCACAACCGCCACGCAACAATGGTGTACCGTACTCATCATGATTAAATTGATTGCATCACAGGTAACAATTGACGCAGCCGCCGGCGAGACAGGCCGCCGCGAGATTACCGGTATTGCTGTGCCGTATGGTGTTGCCGCAACCGTTTCTGATGGTACGTCAGTAATTTTTCAGCCGGGCAGTTTGCCAGTTGAGGGTAAAGCGCCGCGCTTGTTTATGTACCACGATGCGTCTATGCCAGTAGGTATTGTTACCGAACGCGTGGACACACCAGAGGGCATGATGTTTACCGCAAAAATTAGTGCCAGCACACAAGGCCAAGATGCTCTAATTATGTTGCAAGAAAAGGTCATAGATCAGGTGTCGGTTGGTGTTAATCCTCGCGAATTTTCGTATGACGATAAAGGCACAATGATTATTGAGTCAGCCGATTGGACAGAGTTATCGTTAGTGCCCATCGGCGCATTTGGAGACATGGCCAACATTGCCACAGTCGCTGCGAGTATCCCACAACCAGAGCAAGATTTAAGTACTATAGAAACAGAACCTACACAGGAGACAGAACCCATGAGCGAAGTAACACCAGTCGAGGCAGTAGAGGCAACCATCCCAACTGCACCACTTTACGCACAAGCAAAACGCAGTTTTGCAATGCCATCAGCAGCAGAGTATCTTGCTGCATATCACGCTGGCGGCGAAGTATTCCGCAAAGTAAATGACGCATTTATCATTGCGCAAGGCGAAAAGCAAACAGCGTTGCAAGCAGCCGCTGGTGATACAACGACCAGCAACACACCGGGTCTCTTGCCAGTGCCAGTACTTGGGCCAGTGTTTGAGTCACTGAACCAGTACATGAGGCCAGTAGTGCAAGCAGTTGGTGCGCGTTCGATGCCAGACGGTGGTAATCAAAAAACGTTTATCAGACCTACTTGGACAACAAGAACATCGGTAGGTGTGCAGGCTGCTGAACTTGATGCAGTATCTGCAACAACTCCCCAGATTGCCTCAAACGTAATTTCTAAAACTACCCTGAGTGGGCAAGTTACCTTGTCCGTTCAGGATGTGGATTTTACGTCTCCAGCCGCAATGCAAATCATCCTCACAGACTTGATCGGCCAATATATGCAAGCCAGTGACAACGTGGCAGCAGACGCAATCACCGCTGGTGCATCCGCATCTGGTGCAACTTGGACAGTCAACCAGACAGACCCATCATCGTTGATCACCGCACTTTACGGTGCAGCAGTCAACATTATGTCAGCAACAAACTTTATGCCAGACACAGTTTTTGTTTCGCCAAACGTTTGGGAATTGCTAGGCCGTCAGTTGGATGTTGACAAGCGACCAGTTTTTGGTTATGTCGGCGCTGCTGGCTTGATGGGTGTCAATGGTCTTGGTGGTGCAAACATCACTCAAATGTCAACCTTTAATCCACTCGGTTTGCGTTTGGTTGCTGATCGCAACTTTGCAAGCAACACGCTCGTTGTTGCTCGTTCACAAGCCATAGAGTTTTATGAGCAAGTACGTGGCCTGATGAGTTTGGAAGTACCGGGTACTCTTGGCCGTTTGATGAGTTACTATTCATACGTAGCAACGTTCATCGGTCAGAACACACAAGTGCAATCAATCGCACTGGCTTAGTCGAGAGGCGGCCTAACCGCCATGAGTACTTACACAGTTACTAGCAAGCAATTGCTAGACAACTATGCGGTAGTGCAGACACTTGAGCCAACAGAGATCGCTGTTGGTGAGAGTGTCACTATTGCATCAGTTGCCGTACCGTTTAATGGCACGTTTGTTGTGCAAGCGTTGCCACAGTATTTATACATTGGTATTGACTCGCAAGGTTTCCCAATGTTTAACACCAACGTGCCGTTACCTAATCAAGTTATGTACCGGTGCACTGGTGCTGATGTTGAGCGCGTAGCAACTAGCACTGGCACATTGACTTACACGCAAGTATGTACTTGGGTGTCAGCATCAGATGTTGAGGATTGGCTAGGCATTGGTACAGCAACGGCAGCAGACGCAGCGTTCTTAACTATTTGTGCGGCCGCTTCGTCAGCGTTCTGTTTTCTCAGACGGCAAGAGGCAGGGTACAAAGACTCATTAACTGTGTTGCCATCAACTGCTGTCGGTCTTGGCACTCGCGCCTATGGCGGTTTTTTGTATCGTCAACGCGGCTCGGTTTCAGACTTTGCCTCGTTTGATGGCATGGTATCTGGTGGGTCTAACGGACTTAGCCCAATGATCAAACAACTGCTAGGTGTCAACCGCGCACAGGTTGCCTAATGCCTACACCAGTTGCTTACACCGATCTGTTTAATCAGTCGCTAGACGCGTTGTCAGCCACTCTCAGCGCCATAACTGGCTTGGTGGTTGTTACTGACCCAAGATCAATCCAGCCGCCGTGTGTGTACATTGACGCGCCATCCTTTACAGGTTTCAGCCGTGCCGTTTTCACCCTCTCGTATCCGGTCAGATTGCTTACTCTTGGGCCGGGCAACTTAGATGCTCAACGCAGCCTGATGAACTTGGCAGCCAAAGTTGTAAGCGCACAGATCGGTGTTACCGATGGCAGGCCAACCGTTGCCATCATCGGCGGCAGCGAGTTAGCAGCCTATGATCTAAATATCAATGTGCAGGCACAAAGTTAGGACACAACATGACATACGTAATCGCATCAGCAAGACTTGGCACAGTAGGCAATGCCTACGAACCTGAGGATGGCGTAAACATTGAAGCGCTGATCGAGGGTGGGTTTATCAAATCCACCAGTAAGAGCACAAAATCTGATAAACCTACTAAAGACACTAACGAGGAGTAATCATCATGAGTTCAAGTACTTACCTATCTAATCCGGTCGTCACGATCAACGCAGTTGACATGAGCGATCAGTGCACGTCAGCAGTGTTCACAAGAATGATTGAGAGTTTGGATTCAACGGCGTTCGGCCAGACTAACCGCTCATACGTTGGCGGATTAGAAAACTCAACATTGACCGTTTCAATGTACAACTCGTTTGCTGTATCAGAAACTTACGCAACACTCAAGGCTCTTGTTGGCACGCAGGTAACTGTAAAAATCCGCCCAACTTCGGCAGTGGCTAGTGCGACCAATCCTGAGTCGACTCTGACAGGCGCATATTTAGAGTCATTGCCAATCGTCAACGGTCAACTTGGTGCACTTGATACGATTGACATCACCTTTACCGGCGGCGCGTACACAGTCGCAATCGCTTAACTAATTCTCGCCGGCAACGGCCCGACACGAAAGAGGCAAGATGCAATTAAAACTTAAAGCCACATTTAACGATGGCACTGTCAACGAGGTAACAACCAACTTGATGACTGTCGTATCATGGGAACGCAAATACAAGCGCAAAGCGTCAGAGATGGCATCAGGTATCGGTGTCGAGGATTTGGCATACCTCTGTTACGAGGCAACTCGTGCATCTGGTACTACCGTGCCCGGCACGCTTGACCTATTTATCTCATCGCTTGCCAGCATTGACGTATTGGAGACACAAGACCCAAAAGCGGTCACGGCTCAGTAAGGCGCGCGCTGGCAGAGATTGTCGTTGCCACCGGCTACTGGCCGTCAGAGATTACATTTGAGGCAGACGACATGAACACAGTAATTGAGATACTCAACAAGCAACGCGGCGGCCGCTAATGGCTGGCGTAACGGCAGTAAGAATTGTTGGGGCTCGCGAGATATTAAAAGAACTCAATTCTTTTGATGCCAAGTATCGCCGACAAATTACTAAAGATATTAAAGCCACCGGCGATGTCATTATCAATGACGCACGTTATCTAATCAAAAACTTTCCTAACTCATTAAACAACGGTGCGCCATTATCGGGCATGGTACGCGGCAACATCATTAAGGG